ACAAATATCTTTATGAATTGTTCCAAGGTTATTATCTTTGTTTAAAATAACACTACTATCTGGAGTGACATTGCGAGTACGTGCCTCAGCATGTTCGCTCATATTAGACAATCCGATAGCAGTTGTGCCGACGAGGCCAGCCAATGCAATTTTTGTATGTAATCTCATTTCTAATCTCACTCCTTCTAAATTGGAATTGTTACAACTGTTCTTATAGGTCTACCTTTTATGGTATTCAACACGTGAATTGTCCCATCAAGGTTAACCTGGAACAGCAAGTTCCTACGTTCTTCACGTGAGAAATCAACACCAGATAGCATTATTGGATCTGGATAGTGCTCTAGATATTTTGCTGGGAAACTACCAACAATGGTTCCTTCGTTTTCAGCAGTAAAATTAATAGAAATATATAGCACTCTAGCAGACACTCTCCATGTCATTTTACCATTTGACTCAGACCATTCTGTATCAGGGAACTTAGGTTCTACTTGTTTAACTTCTTGTTGTAAAGCAACCCAGTTAGTCCATTGATTTCCTCGTTTTTGTCGAGTGTAAATCTTATCATTAAAGAAAGAATTGGCTTGTTGCATAACATAAGTATCTGCATTAGAAATAACAGTTAGATACCACCATTGACGGTCATTATTTGGCATATTAGCACAATCGTTAACATTGTAGAACCCAGTCTTTAGAAGGTTGTTAGCATCGCCTGAATTGACTTTCAAACAGGTACCGTTTTTCTCAGTAAGTTGGTGATTTTGAATTTCTTTATCTTTAATACGATAAACGCCATCATCAATACTCACATCACCAGGTGCAACTTCAACCTTATATTTTACTCGAACTTTACCAATACCAATACCATTACGGTCATATTCCACAACCACTTGTTCTGTTGATACTGGAACGTCGTAAGATACAGGAGGTGATAACTTGTCTGAAATTGTCGCTCGTATAGTGTATGTATTCTTAGGAGAGAAATCGCCAGTAAGAATACCAATACGGTTAACTTCTTCTACTGTTTGGTTAGACCCAAAGTTAGAATTAGAACCCTCATTCAACACAAACGTTCTACCACCGTCTTCTGATGTTGAGAATTTAACACTTACACTGTTTTTTTGAACACCATCAACTTTTAGGTTTGCGACCTTGTAAGTTGTAGATAGTTTAATTTGTGATGCATTTTGTCCAACACGATCTGCTGTAAAGAATATCGTAGGTGAGAAATATGGTAATACTCGAATATTAACTGATTTCACATCTGATTTCAAACCACGTTCATCTACAACATACGCAGATATGGTTAAATCTCCAGTAAAATTCATTACACCAAATCGACCATTATTGTCGTCTATTGATGTGTTCTTTCCAACAATTTCGGCATGATAACGTTTAATACCGATACCAAAACTTCCAACAGCTCCAACAAATGTACATTGTATATTTGACAAGATTTGAAGGAAAGTCGTGTTAGAACCCATAACATTTCTAACAACTTGATTGGTTTCTGTTAAAGTTATGCCTTGAAATGTAGGTTTAACATCACCATTAGTATCGTTGATTTTTAACACAATCCCATATTCAACTTGTCCTATTTTTGTAGAACCAGAATACGTCTCAATAACAAGAGTACCGTTGTGTTTTTTATCCGTACCAAGTTCTGAAGTCAGACTTGTAGGTACAGTCCAAGTAACACTTGTATCAACGTTCTCACCAATAACACCAGATTTAACACCGAATTTATATAAGACCTTATGTCTAAAAGCAGCATTTTTCTTATTGATATTAATGGTCACTTGTTGTCCAAAATATGCCTCAAAACCATCACTTGTGGATGCTCGGGCAATAGGTGGAACATCGACATCAAATCCATTAATAACCAAAGTATTTGGAGAATATCCACCTTGTCCATTAAGCTGAGCCATGATGCCAAATCGTTTATTACCATTACCATCGTGCCATACCTTGTAGGTTTCATCTAGCAGTTGTTGTGTTTGATCAGCACCTAGAGTACCAATACTGAATCCATAGCGTCGTCCACCATCAAAATCAATAAAACCTGTACAGTTATATCCTGCGAATGACCATCCACCAGAGACCAAGAATACACGAATTCTATAGTTAGAATAGTTTTCTACAGTATTCTGGTCTACAAGGTCTAACCACATCTTCAACCGATATCCACGGTCGTTATTACTCCAATGTTCTGACATTAGTTACCTCCCACATTGATATCACCGACATATCGGATAACATTCATATCCAAATCAGCGAAATATTGTTCAGTCCTATAACGACCTACTTGAATAGATTTAACAAAGGTACCATTGTCAATATACAACATACCCTTGTCAATATACATTATTTCTTTACCAGAAGAGAACATAGAAATACGTCCTGCTGGTGAGAACATGATTGAACTAGACCCATCTGTTTTACCGATTGTAAGTCCTTCATTAGATTGTGTGATAAACGAATCGATAAAGCTTGTCTTAGCAGCCATATCACCTAAAGCCGTTTGAATTTGAACAATACGTTGTGATTGTGTTACAAGGTCACTTTCAGCTTTAACACGATTAGCCTCTGATGATTTAAGATAATTCTTATAATCAGCAATCCAAGCTCGTAATTCATCAGCTGCAGCTTTAGCTTGTAATTCTGCACGCATTTTAGCGTTATTTTCAGCAAGCAGTTGTAACTGTTGCGTTGTTAAAGCATCGTCAGCTTTAGTTTCAATTACATCTGATAAATCATAAGGTGAAGCTTGCCATACACGAGGCGTAGCTCCTTCATAAACATCTAGTTCGGTAAAGAATAACATAGACGTATCGTTATCAGTACGACCAGCGTTATCGATACGGATAAAACCTTCATCGCATTCACCAGAATTGAATATGTTTTCGAATCGTACAACTTGAGTTGTAGATGGCGAACCGTTGATTGATTTAACATTTACGACTTTTGTATAAGATTGTGTTTCTCCAATCTTACGACCCAAGAAATAAATATCAACCTTTTTAATGTTACCTGTACCAAACATCGACACATTAAGAGAATATGTTGTATTACGTTTGACAGGGAATCGTCTAGTTGCGGCAGGAATACCGCCGTTGGTATCATTGGACAGTAAGAACATTTCCCTTGTGTTGTTGTAATATAATGGGTGTTTAGCTACACTTATTTTATTATTAGGTTGTCCGTATTCCCAATACCCCCAATTGTTAAGGTTCTTAGGAAATGCTGAGTTTCTAACAAGGTTATCACCACCAATAACGATACCACCAGTCATATCAATCCAAGAATATCGACTTGGGTCTCTAGAGTCAGCAGATTCGAAATCGGTGTAATGCCCAATGTACCTGAATTTATTGTTAGTATTAACTAAACTAAAATCAGAACGACCATCTGCTGAGTTTGCATAAGCGAAATGGACATAAGGTGTTCTACCATCAACACCAGGTCTACCAGGAACCCCAGCTTGACCGTCTTGACCACGCCATTTAGTCCAACGATATTTTCTTTTATCGGTTGAATCTTGTTGAATATTGTCAACATACATACCAATGTAAAGCTTGTTAACGTCAGTCTGACTAAAACCATCGCCATTTTGATTATCAGCATACGCAATATGTGTGTAAGATGAAACACCATTCACACCATCACGACCTGGAAGTCCTTGGTCTCCTTTAGGGCCTTGTAAACCGTTAATACCATCACGACCTGGTCTACCGTCTTGTCCATTCTTAGATACGGTGTAGACAGACTCTGAAGTGTTGTCAGTATAAGTCAAGGTCATTCGCATCCAAGTGAAATTAAGTTTCTCAGTTGGTACTTGTCTAGACCAACCACCAGTAGGTCGATTTACACCGTCATTAGATACAGCATAATCTACAACTGTACTTCGAATACCAACACCATCTTTACCTGGAATACCGTTAAGACCGTCATTACCATTACGAGGAATATAGACTTTCTGAACACTAGTCTCAACTGTATTGTCAGTATAAGACCAACTCGTCTTAGTCCAGAACCATTTCTCTTTTACAAGAGTTGGAGGTTGTTCTGTCCAAGTTGTAGGTTCCGCCTTGTCTGAATCAGATATACCATAGCGAATGGTTGTTTGTCTAATACCAACACCATCCTTACCAGGTTTACCATCTCGACCAGGAGCTCCATCGTTACCGTTACGACCATCTAGTCCTTTAGGGCCTTGTTCACCACGGTCGCCTTTAGGGCCAGTTTCGCCCATCTTAGATACTGAATATCCTTGTTCGGTAGTGCCATCAGAATAGAACCATGTAGTTCTAGTCCATAGGAAGTAACCATTTGGGACTTCTGGTATTTCTGTTGTCCATTTACCAATGGAAGGATTAAAGTTAGTATAACCTGGATTATTCGGGTCTCCTCCAATAGCAAAGATTTCTTTAATCGGGAATATCTCGCCTGTCCTATCAATAACAAGCTCACCAACAGTTAAATCGCTATGTTTGACATGTTGACCATTTTGAATTAATGTTAAGTCTTGTACAAAGTTACTATTCAAATGTTGAGATAATGTTAAATTATTCCAATTAAAGCTTGAACGGTATTTAGGTTTAGGAATTATATATCCGTTGTTATGTTTAAAATACTCAATTACCGTTCTTACAAGACCAACACCATCTTTACCTGGGAGTCCGTCAGTACCATTAGACCCATTCTGTGGAATATAAGTTTTCTGATATCCAATCTCGCTTGTATTATCAGTATATGTCCACTGGGTTTTAGTCCAAAGGTATTTACCCTTCACAAGAGTTGGAGGTTGAGCAGTCCAGTTAGCAGGTTGAGTATTCTCATTGTCTGAAATACCATAAGTGATATTTGTAGAACGAAGACCTACACCATTCTTACCAGCAATACCGTCATTACCACGGTCACCTTTGTCCCCCTTATCACCTTTGATTTTAGTCCAAGTATATCTTGTAGGGTCGTTACTATCGGCTTGTACAAAGTCGGTATATTGACCAAGATATTCCTTGTTAGCACCATCACTAACATGAAAGTCTTTACGACCATCAGCAGAATTGGCATAGGCAATATGAATAAATGTTTGACGACCATCACGACCTACAGCACCAGGTGTACCAGCGGCGCCGTCTTGTACGTTAGAGAATGTAACTTCGGTTGTTGCGATTAATGCGCCCTTTTTAGTTGTTACTGTTGCGTAATATGTAGCCGTCTTGACAAAGTCTGTTGTGGATACTGAGATTTGTTTGTTAGTAGAAGAGAAGTCACTAAAACCTGTTTCATTACCATGTTTCATTTTCCATGAAATTGCGTAATCATCAAGGTTGAGTTGTTCAGTTCCTTTTAGTAATTTCAAACTTACAGCAGAAATACCATATCCATTAACAAACTGAGTACCATTGCTGGTTGAAGGAATTAGAGAATATGCGTCCTTACCGTCTTTCACAGTAAAGATTGTTAAGTCATTTTGAAATACAACTTCACCATTATCCCAACCCTTAACCTTAACAACAATCTTTTCTTGTCCAGCATAGTCTTTAGACTTTATGTCTAAGAAATCTCCAGAACCGATAACTTGGTCATTTACTTCATAAGTGAAATATCTACCAGTATCTTCTTTCTGTAATTTGCCACCTTTATACAATCTAGGATAGAGACGAGTCTCATCATCGAGGGACTTGAACGCAATACCGTTCGAAGTGAGGACACTCATTGTATATGGTTTAGCATCTTCAATCATACGAGCATACCTGTCCAACATGGAGCTCGATAGTTGACTTGCCATTTCAACAATATTGGATACTTCAATCTTGTATGTTGATGGTTTAGATAGTGTGGTAGAAATCTTTTCAACACGAACACGCAATAAGAGACCATTCAAGAACTTATCGTCAGAGATATAGATGATATCACCAACATTAATGTTGTATTTATTACGTACTTTCGTGCCGTCTAATTGAATGGTGTATTTCTTGACACCGTAAGCATGTTCACGCAATGCTTTAAGACCAGCATTATACAATCCATCGTAATCAGATGGGTCTAAATCAGTCTTAATTTCTTTAACTGTCCAGTTATCACACTCATTCAAGTGAATCATAGACGGGTATTCTAGCATTGCTAATGGGGCGTACATTGTATGAGAATTACGCATCATGTAAAACTCATTATGCTTATCATCTGCATGCTTAACAATCATATTCTTTTTAGGTTTGAAATAGTTACCGTCTTTGTCTTTAATACGCAAAGCAGTATACTGTTGTGTCCTATCATGAGAATATGATACGCTAGTAACGTGTCTATCAATAAACAGAATTACGTCTTCACGATTTGTACCGATACCAGAATATAAATCTGTATAGGTTTTAGCTTTGTAAATGTTCAGTTTGAGGTCTTTCAAGCCACGTCCGTCAGGGAACATTGTAGGAATGATTTCACACTCTGCTCCAAATTGTTCTGCTAGGTTAAGAATAGTACCATAAATATTAGTCGAACTAGAAATAGATAATACTCTTTTTTCTAACGGAATCTCGTTAACATCTACACGCAATTTTGTGTAAGTCAATGCCTGACAAATATCTAAATACTCTTCAAACGTATAAGACGTAGGTTTCTTCTCGTCTTGTTTGAATTCTTTAGGATATTCGTTAAGTAATTCCATAGACGCATTTTCACATTGAAAAGTAATATGATAATCGTTTTGTGTCATATTTCGCACTGACAACAAGTAATCCTTATTATCAAATGAGAAGGACACATACATATTTGCTTTTAAATGTTGCAGTCTTTCTTGTAATTTTTCATTTACAAATTTATCAACAGTGAAGTCAAAAGTAGCAGCATCACCCTTCAAATATTGTTCTAGAGTGTCGTTATAGAACTTCAAACTTCCTGGGATGGAGTTATCAAGATGGTCGACAACTTCCAGATTATTATTGTGAATTGTAATCCTCATTTTGATTTTTCCTTTACTGTAGATATTGCTCGTTAAACTCTATCTCGATTTCAGGCAGTTCACCTTTCATCCATGGAGAGAAACTGAATTGTAGTTTAGATTTACCTTTAGGAAGAGTAATCCAACTAGAACCTTTAACGAGTTCTGATTGAGAAACATAACCTTTTTCAGAAGTACCATCTGGAGACAACCAAATTTCACCATTCCAATTATCAATGGTAATAATTGAATTAGCTTTGTATTTGTTATCAACAAGAGCATATCGTCTTGTATTAAGTTTAGTGAAACTCAAAGACTCAAGACACATGATTTCTACTTCTTGCACACCATAATAGTGACCCATTTGAATTACTATTTTAGAGAAATTCATGGTTTTTAGTTTCTCGTTTGTGTAGTTATAGTAATGATTATCAAGGAAGAAAGTCAACTTAGAGCCTTCTTTCATAAACCATGCATCACCCGTTTTAGTATTAAACGACCTATTAGCTGGTTCATACTCACCATCGTTAGCATGAAAATGCTTCATTTCATACCACTTTTGGTCGCCTTGTTCGTCGACCATGAAACTACAATACATGTCATTACCACGAGTATCATTTTTAACTAACTCGTATTCGGCAATAACTTCATTCTTGTTAGAGAGAACTCCAATACGAATAACTCCAGATTTACCCAATTGTAAAGCATGGAATTTAGCATTGAAATCGACACGGAAGTCTGTACCACCTTTAATACCATCTCGGTCTGCTGGAATATCGATATATCCGATAGCTTCAGCCCAGTGTGGATTTCCAGACCTTGCTTCGTCATTACCAGGATAATGAACTCCAGAAGTCGTATAATCCTGTCCTTCAGATGCATGGTTCATCTCCTTGACAACTAAATGGTTTAATATTTGACTATTTGAATCGTTTTTAGGGTCTACACCCAATACAAGTCGTCCACCAAATACGTGTCGACCTTCTTGTAACATACCCCAACCTTTAGGGCCAAAATCTCCTCGTTTAATCTGGAGTAGCACTTCAGAACCAGTACCATCAGTATAAGACTGTGCACCAGCCTCAGTAGATGATGAAGACCCTAATTCCATTACTCCATTTTGATTTACGATACCAATCCAACCAATGTTGGCTTTATTCTTTATACGAATAATTGGGTATGACTCCACGTTAGAAGGGTTCTTAAGTTCAACATAAATTGACTTAGACTCTTTATCTTTTGTAAATTTCGCATACTCAGTTTGAGGCCCTTCACTAGACACAACAATGCCAGTATCCGAATGCCAAAGTCCATCAGGAACAGTGAATGAAATAGTACCACTCGCTTGTTCCTCTTTAAGACTTTCAGTAAACGAGAATTGTCCTTCAGAAATTACATCGTAATATCCATTAGGCTCATCCTCAAATCGTAGATGTCTTGTCCCGTTTGGGAAGTCAAGAGCACCTGTCATTTCACGTCTAAAGCGAGCACGTTGATTAGTATCAGCAAAGATCAAGAAATCAATCTTGATAGTTTTAGCACCTAGTTTTTGATATGCATGCTGAGTACCATAACGGTCTGTACCAGTAGACGTTGTATTAGTTTTAGCACCACCAAGACCTCTATCAATCTTGGTAACACCACCACGATAACGTTCGATAAGCTCTGTTATATTGACTTGGTCTGAACCTTCGCCTAACAGGATATCGAAATATAGTTCAGTAGAACCACTCATTAAGCGATACCTCCATTAATTCTGTCTTGACGTGCTTTGTATTGTAATTGTGCATCAGCCATACCTGGGGCAAGCACATTGTTAATACGTTTACCATCAATGTAAGTATTAAGAACTTGACCTTCACGAAGAAGACCAGCTTGTTCTTGATTAACAACATTAAGTTCACCCATTTGTCCGTTAAGTGTTTCAACTTTACCGATAAGGGTGTTAATATTGTCTGAGTTTGTAAGCATTTGAGCAACTTGTGGATTTAGCAATGAGTATTGTAGGTTAAGAGCAGTCTGACCTGTCAAAAGTCCAGAATAATCTGTAACCGCTTGCAAAGCAGATGTCTCAACTTGACTCATATCAAGGATAGGTTTGATTTTAGGATTAATGTCCATGTTGTCATAATCCATATCATTGACTCTATCTACTTGATTTTGAATTTCACCCATCAAGTTATCCATTGCATCAATTACTGTAGGTGCGGCAGAACCCATACCACTAGCAATTGTTTCTACAATGGTTTTACCTGAATGCTCAACCTTACGCCAACCAGCTCCAGACATAGGCCCTTTCTTGGCTGGTGAGTTAGGAATATGTGCTTTAACTGTAGCCCAAAGGTCTGAGATAGCACTTGTAGCTTTACCGATAGCACTACGAATACCACCAGCAATAGCATCAACCATAGAAGTACCAGCATGTGTAAGTTTAGAAATAACTCCACCATCTGGTGTCATTGCTGATTTCGCAGCATCAAGTACACTTTTAGCAGCATTAGATACAGGATTTCTACCTTGGTCAATACCACCTTTAAACGTTCCAGACATCTTGTTACCGTGACCAGTAACGTCATTTTGTCCGAACATTCCTTTAGCTCCGTTTACAACGCCACTAGCAGCACCAGAAACCATACCAAGTAAAGCACTGATACCTCGTCCGAATGTGCTTGAAGCGTTGTTACCTTGTGATGTCATATTGGCAGAACCAAAACGTCCACGAGCACCATTCACTACACCATCAACCGAACCAGTTACATTTCCTAGTCCATTTTGAATTCCTGTTGCATATGACCCAATGTTACCCAAACCAGCAGCCTCAAATGATTGGTTCATTTCCATAGACTGTAGTTTAGTTGAGATTGAGTTAATTGTTGCGATGATATTATCCACAGCAACTGTAGCTTCAGGTCCAACAGCAGGCATAGACTGCAAGTTAGTTGCAATATCTTTCACCTTGTTGATGATTGAGTTCATGTTACCCATGTTAGTGACAGCTTGTTCGCTAGGAGCAGAGTCACCCATAGATTTGGCCTTGTTCATGATGGTCTTCATGTCGTCCATCTTATCGCTAACACCTTCGACATCAATAGACTTCATGCTTGACGCAGATTTAGACGCATCAGATACTGAAGCAAGAGCTTTAGCACCGTTCTTAATACGTGTTACCGCACCAGAACCATCTGAGAATACAGACAAGAAATCTTCTTTGAAGAGATTTGATGTAAGCACGTTAGCGAGTTTCTTAACAACATCAGCAGATTTCTGCATGTCCTCTGGAGAACCAGAAGATGAAATCTTAATTGCAGTATCAGCAAGGTCTTTGACGTTAGTTACAATACCTTTCATAGCAGACAACTGACCAGAAATCTTGTCAGCTCCACCACTAATAAGACTACCGAATGCAGTCTTGAGAGTATTCCAACCGATAACATCACCAAGCTTAGCAACAATCTGACCAGCTTTAGTCATTGTCTCGATATCACCAACACCAGCAATAGTAATAGCAGTAGCTGCTAAAGATTGTATTGATGTTGTGATACCTTGCATAATCATGATTTGTCCAGCAGCACCTTCGAGGCTTGTCACGTTGGACATAAGACTCATGAATGCAGACAACGCACCTAGAATAAGGGCAAGACCAGCAATAACCATAACAGATACAGCCAAGTCGATTCCAGCATATGGAATAAGACCAATAGCTACGTTTGCTAGAGATTGTAGAGCTTGAATAATACCATTAGCTAGAGCAATCGTTGTAGCTACACCAAATCCAGCTACAGCACCAAATATAGATACTACAGTTGCCAATGCAGTAATTACTACAAGGATTACACCTAATGCTAATATAGCTACAGCTCCAGACATCAAGTCACCAATAGACAATGGTGCAAGAGAAATAACAATATCGCCCATACCTTTAAGAGCAGGTACAATTGTTAGAATCAATGCAATTACAGGAATAACACCCCAAAGTGCACCGAATGACCAACCAGCAAGAAGAGCAAGTACACCAAACTCAGTTGTGAGAATGAATAAGACTTGTCCTAATGCTGCTATTGCTACTCCACCTTTAAGAAGTTCGCTTACAGACAATCCTCCAAGAAGAGCTACAGTGTCACCCATTTGTTTAAGACTCCAAGCGACTGACATAATCAATGGAATCATAACAATGATACCCAAAAGTGTCATTGGACCAGTGTTACCAGCAAGCGCACCAAGTACACCAATTATAGCGGTAGTTGCTGTGAGTACCACAGCTAATACACCGATGGCTGTAACTGCAGACATAAGTTGTCCAGACTCAATATCAGCTAAAGGAATAACTGATTTTGAAAATTCCTTAAGAATTAACATGATAGCAGTCATTGTACCAAGTGCTACAATAATACCACCAACAGTCTTAAGGTTTGTGACAAGTTTAGACATACCGATAACGGTTGCTGTCATAACTGCCAAGACAATGCCTAATATTGACAACGATTCTCCACCAGCACGAATACCATCAACTGGTAAATCGGCTAGTTCGAACAAAGCAAGTGAGGCTTCTTTTAGGACATAAACCAAAGCGACCATTGTACCGAGAGATACAAGGATACGACCTACATCCTTCATGTTTGTGATAAGTTTAGACAATCCAATAACTGTTCCTTCAAGAGCAGCTAATGTAACACCAATCATAAGTAGAGCTGTACTTGCCGCAAGCATAGAACCTTGGTCTACTTCTGCAAGCATTTTGATTTGTTCTGATAAGAGCCATATCGACCCTACAATAACAACCAATGTTGCAACTGCAGCAGTGATTGATGATTTCTTAACGTTCGCTTTTTGCATTGCGATGATGATACCACCAATAGCAGCAAACACGCCAGAAAGAAGGACTGATATTGTTGTAACTACGGCAAGACCAATACTCATTTGTTCGACGTTAAGTTCTTGTCCAAGTTTAGATACTGTACCAGCTAATAGGATAAGACCTCCTATTTCTACAGCAAGTAGAAGTGCAGCTTCTTTGACGCGTCCTTTGTTAGAACGTTGTAATTGGTTACCGTCTGAGAACTTGTTGATTACAAAGAATATAGCAGAGAATAATCCAGCAATAGTTCCAGCAATCCATACGAGTGTACGTCGTCCTTCTTCAAGACCAGCCTTGTCTACTTCAGCGAGTTTCGCTACTGTACGTGAGAGTACTACAAGGCCTAGGATAACTTCACCCATAAGAACTACTACTTGCCATGAAGCACCCTTACCACCACCGATACCAAATCTAGCTTTACCAGGGATGCTTAACTTGGCGGACATTGCACCAGACATGAATTCGACGGCTGCGAACAGACCAGCGATAGTCAATGCGAGTGTTTTAAGTGTCTTAGTTCCTTGTTCGATCTTACTCTTGTCGATTTCTCCGAGACGTTCGATAACACCTACAAGTTGTTTAAGACCTAGAATAAGAGATAACAACACACCAACAGTAGACCATTTGGTATTACCAGTTGTGACTTTAAGACCACCCATACCTGAGGCCATACCAAGGTTCTTACCACCAAGCTTAGCACTACTAGCTGAACCGTCAACACCTACTGCAAATGTAGCACCTACAGTAAGCATGAATTCTTCAAGAGAACGCATTACTGCTTTGAGTGCGGTAATACCATACTCGATTGATTTCTTCTTAGCGGCAATCTCTTCAGCGCTAGCCGCAGAACTAAATATATCCAATGCACTCAACAATTGTTTGAATCGTGACATTAAGACATATAAAGTAGCAGCAGTACCTAAAGTTTGATTACCTGTTGAGGCTTCAAGACCAAGTTGGAATTGAGGGCCTACTTTTATACCAGCACCAACCTTGAATCCCATAAGGGCCATGATAGAACCGATAACAACAGCAACTTTCTCAAGTTTAGCCATACCATTATCAAGAGTCTTATCGTCAATCTTATCAAGGTCGTCGATAATACCAAGAAGTTTCTTAACAGTAGACGCAATTACAAACATTGTAGCTGCGGTACCAATAGTAGCTCCAGAGAACCCTGAAAGCCAAGTAGCACCAACAAGTTCAAGCATAATAAGTCCCATCATCTTAAGAGACTTCATAGCTTTATCCCATTCCATGTCACCAAGCTTAATAAATAGATTACCCAACATCATTACAGATGTTGCCAATGAGATCATCATTGTAGCTGATGCCATTTTCTTAAGCAACTTACGTACTTCAGGGAACCCAAGTTCATCCATCAATTGTGATAACAAACCTGAGGCTTTATCGCCTACAGATGCAGCAGCTCCAGCTCCAATAGCTTTTGCTTTTTGGATACCAAGATATGCACCAACTAGGATTGTAGCCATTGCAGCGATTGCACCTACAGATTGTAGAAGTTTATCTCCAGGAATAAGAGATACTACAAATAACGCACCAGCAAATTCGAGCATTGCCATACCGATTGTCTTGAGCGTATTTGCTTTAATGTTTTTCTGGAAGGCCCCAAGAGTTCCTGACAATTGTGAAAGGATACTATTAGAGTCACCAATACCAAATATAGCTTCTTTCAAAGCTTTAATTGGGTGTAAGATATTTTGGATTAGGTTTGAATCTTTAAACTTCTGTAGTTGTTTAAATAACAAGAAGAACCCTGCAAGTTTAATCGCAGTATTCCCTTGTAAGCCATGTCCAACTGTGTCAAAGAATTCAGCCAAATATGTAAATACTCGACCACCTACATCTGATACAGTTTTAAATCTATCAGCAAGCCATTCTAAGAGATTGCCAATTCCTTCAATACCAGACTTGATTAAAGCCGTCTTGCTTGAGAAATCGATATTAGAAAATGCTTGTTTTATGGCACCCCAGAAACCATCGAAGACAGTTCCTAGTGTTGAGAATGACTCTTTAAGTCTATCAACAATATGCCATTTTGAAATTGTGTCGAAGATTTTACCGAGTACAGTATTTGAGTCTCCTGCTGATGTTTTGAGTTTATCAAATCCACCAGTAACAAGACCTACAATACCAGAACCCAGTTTCTTAACACCATTACCGATTGAACCGATAATACGTCCAAACAAATCAGATACACTTGTTGCTTCTGAAAGATATTTTGTATAATCTTTAACAGCTCCTCCAGCGTCTTTCATTGCTTTAGACAAATGTTTTTGTGTACGTTGCATGAACGTAAGTTTTTCTTCTTGTTTGTCTACACCATCTCCAAGTTCATCGGCTGAGGCTTTACCACCAAATAAACCATTTTCGAAGACTTCTTTAATATCTTCTTTTACAGTCTTGAGAATTGATGATAGAGACCCCAACTTGTCAGAAATTGGCATATCGAAACTCGATTTGAGCACATCAAAGAAACCTTTGAGTGTATCCCATACAAGTTGTAGAGGTGTGAGAAGAAGTTTGATAACATCCAAGAACCACTGAACAGCATCTCCAGCTTTAGAAAACGCTACAGCAATCTTGTCTGTTTCTCCCGGTTTAGGACCTTCACGGAAAGCCCATACCCATTTATCAAATTTATCAGTAAGATTCTTAAACCCGTTAGCCATACGTTCTAGTAAAGACAAGCTGTTTTCAGCATTAGGATCTTTACCGAAACCGAACATCTTACCAACATCTTTTAGGAATTTACCAATACTAACACCAACTCTATCGAAAAACGTGTCCATAGGACCGTCAATACGAGTCCAGATACCATCAAGAAGTCGTGTGATTGCATCCCAGAATTGTTCTAATGCGGCACGTATTGTGTTAAACGCATTAACAAGTCCAGAGCCATCCAATTGTGATTTGATACCAACGAATATACGCCCAATACCGTTAAATACGTTAGCTACCATACCAGCAATAAGAATCAAGTCTTGGATTATATTATCTGGTACAATAATATCAATAGCCGCAGCAATACCCTTAGCTACCATTTTCACAACGTCCCATAGCCGTATAAACACTTCTACAATATTGTGAATTGCCAGGGTTACACCAGGTTTGACTTCATCGCCAACATGGAATAAATGTTTAAGATAATCAGTAATCTTGATGATTACCTCAGCTATCTTAACGAACACCATGTTAGTTTTATCGCCTTCTTCAACCCATTGTCTAAATATACTAGACTCAGGTATCATTGCTAATATGGCATTCTTAACACCTTGTCCTGCTAATTTAAGAGACTCAAAGAGTTCAACAATTGCAGAAATGAGGTGTGTACGACCATCAAGTTGATTGAATGCGTGAGCTATTTGAGCAATCATATTTGGGATGAAGGACACAGTTGCAGCCAGCATGCTAGCTACTGGTGTCCAGATAGCCATAGCTTCTTCACCCTTACCAGCAAGTTCAACCCACATTTTAGACCAAGCATCGTTTACTGCTTCTTCGGTAGCTTCCATAGCTTCCTTGAATGTGTAAACGTTTGCAGCCATCTCTTGATATACAGGGTTATTTGCATACTCTTCCAATGATTGCATCAACACTTCATTAGTAAGCCAACCATCTTTTAAGTGTTCTACAAACAATCCTTGCACACCAACAGCATCTACTTGTTCTTGTGTAAGCGTCCCTTGAGCGACGGCTGCTTGGATAATTGCTTCCTTATAAGCTCTGGTTGCCATATTTGCGTTTTCCAATGACATCCAGTTTTGTCGGTTCATATAACCCATTTGCAGTGCTTGTTGAACACCAAATTGTAAGGCTGAACCAAATTGGGCAGTATTAGCACCAGCAGAGGCTGCCAAGTTACCAAAACCTCTCAAAGCAACATTAGCTTGATCCAAACCAATACCAGCATTAACAAACTGCGCCAATGCGGAGTTCATTTGTTGTGAATTGTATTTGGTCGTTTTAGCATATTGCTCCAAGTCACGCATTGTAGCGGTGATATGGTCTTGCTCTTCTTTACCTAACGCTGCTACCAAGATACGAGTTGAGTCAAGTTCTCGTTCATATTCTTGATAACCTTGGACTACAGGAGCAAGAGTCCATTTATTTAACAACGATGCACCAGCAGTAATAGCACGAGATGCAATATTACCCAAAGCCACCGTTGCAATACCTTCCAGCATTGAGAATTTACCTTTAACACCCTCAACGCCAGAACCCAATTGTTCCATTGAGTTTTTAGCATTTGATGCTCCAGATTGAATCGCTCCAAATCCAGAGCCTGCATTTTCTCCAACTCTACCTACAGCAGATGCTGCAGTGTTGGATGCATTACCGACACCTGTCATCTTCTCCACAATGTTACCAAGAATTGGGACATGTGAGACTAGACCTGCAAGTTTACTTGACAGAGAACCTGTCGATTTCTCAACATTATCAACAGATTTACCGTTGATTGAGTCCATCTTTTGTTGGAAGTTACCAACATCTTTAATGGCATTTTGAAGTTTCTGTTGTAAATCAGCGGCGTCGAGTTTTAGTTTATAAATCTGTTCTTTTACTACAGAACTAGGCATTAACTACTCCCTCCCGACAAACCTTTTGCAATATTACTTGTTATACTGTCAGTTCTAGGAGACACAAAGTCGTTTGGTCTAACGTAACCTCCAGTACGAGTGTAGTGTCCATTCACCACATATACAACAATAGGTTTACCATTCTTAGCTTTATGTGAGTTTTCGAAGATAACATCTATCTGGTCTTTACTCATCGTAATTCGTCTACTCCATGACGACTTAGTCAAGCCCGACCTAACAGGAGTGCTCTCAACAATGTCGTCATAAGCTTTTTGAGTTTCAGCATCAACTACTGTATAGATTTTCTCCATAGCAGTTTCTTTTTTAAAGTCGTCGAATAAGTTCTGAAACTTACTATCTGATGACATTGAATATTTCATTTTGAATTAACCTGTAGTTCCCATCTCAGCACGTCGTTTAGCATTCAAGTCTTTGTACATGCGTGCAGTTTCTTCTTTACTACGTTTCTTCTTAGGTGCGTTTAATTCACCTATAACCCCAAGCAATACAAGAAGTCTATGGATGTTCCATGTTTCACAACTGTATGGTACTTGTGCATTCGCCATATACGCATAGATTACCTCTGATGTTAGTATACGACGACCACCTTCTCCCGATGAAGAAATCGTAGTTGCAGTAGGTCTACTATTGATGTATTCGATTATCTCCTTTATGTTGGATTCAGACAAATTGTCTATGTCGAACCCTGTCTTATCTAAATTCATTAATTGGACATAAGCTAGTAATTCAATAGGTTCCACCTGCAAGCCATTTAAAAAGGGAAACGGTTTTTTAAACACCATCTCCCATTGACAAATAGCTAACAACGAATGCTCGAAATGGTATACTTTTCCTGGGAGAATCATGCTCGTTGTTTCGTCATAAATCTCCTCTGTAACTATCTCAAGCATACTTGCTACCTACTATTTTTTGCTACGACGTTGTTGACGGTTACCTTTATTGGCAACTGTCTCAAGCTGAGCGTTTTGACCCTTGTTCTTACCTGAACGACCTTCTTCAATCAATTGTGAGAAGAATTTACGTGCAAATGCTTCATCTTGGATGAAATCTACGAAGAGTTTACCATATGCTTCTGACGCTAGGAATTCATCGCGAAAATCTTTCGTCTTAGTAAAGCGTCCATCAACATTCTTATACCCAACGGCAATAGAAACAAATTGCTCGATAAAGTCCATGATGCGGTCTGCGTCACCTGATGCCGCTACATCTTTAACGTAAGTCTCCCAGTCTTTATTTCCTGAGCGACCCATAATACGAAGTGCTTCGGCACTGTTAATGTGGAAGTAGAACTTCTCAGTAAGTTCCTCACCAGAGAGTGGTTCTACATAAGTAATTTCTTTTACAATCATTTGAATTAATCCTTTCTTATAAAAACAAGTTCATTTTGAAATTTTAACCAGTAACTACGCCAAGGAGAACCATAAGTTCTTTTGGAGTAGGGAGTTTAGGGTCAGCGCTGTCAGTACCGTAGATAGCTTCTTCGACTTTCTTAAGTTTGCTTTGTTCAAGCTTAGTAGAGTCGATAATAATGTGTGCCATTGATTGAGTGTTTTCAACACCTGTATCTACTGGAGTTGTAGTGAAGTCCCAAGAGAATTCGATAGCATCTGGTGAGTCATTGATTGTTTCAAAGTCTTTAGATGCAACACCCGCAGTAGCGTTGTATACCAAGTTAATAAGGTAACCGTGACCTGTAGACTCAGTATCGTTACCGATAAGAGTACGGTAAGCGAAACCGAATGATTTACGAGTTTGTGCAGTAAGTTTAACACCTGCAACAGCGTCAACTTCACCAAGACAAGCTGCAAATTCATCAGGATAAGTGTAAGCTGAGATAGAACCTTTGAATGATTCTTTCGCGATCAAGTTCAAGTATTTACCGTTGTTAGCGTATTTGGCTGTAGCGTCACCACCATCTGGTGATTCAGACACTTTAGTCAAACCATTCCAAGCTACACCTTTTTCATATGTACCAGCACTGGCCATAGGGAAAAGTACACCACGGTCTACACCTGTTTGATAAGTCTTTTGACCTGTTTGGTCCCAAAGCAATTTTGCCATAGAAATAATAACCTCTCTAATAATATACTCTATACGTCTCTTGATATAAACCATTGTCTACATCGTAATTGTTAAGACGTACATAATCGAATTTGTCAAGCATGGCGTCCTCGATTGAGTCGTCATCCACCCTTGTAAAGAAATTAACAATATAAGATCTGTTAGAACGATAAGCTCTATTGTTTGCTGACTCTACATCTAGGTAGTTCTTTTCAACAACAATACAAGGGAATTTCAGTTGAGAACCATCTGGTTTCTGATAATACACCCTTGGACAAATCGTCTTAAGTTCTTCGATGAGTTCAGTATGTGTTCTAGTCATAATCTTTAATTACTACCCCCAATTTATTAATGTCTTCAAGACTCATAACCCCATCAGGTACAATTCGTACTCGTGGTGGGTAATTGAGGATTTTACTTACAGAATAAACTTGATTCTTGTAAATAACGTACCAGATACGATTAACACGGTCTGTATCATCGTTGGCGAATACAAAAGAGAAATCGAAGTTAGACTTAATATTCTCGTTAATTCGTTGTGAATCAGAAATATCATAGCGTCTATTTTCGACAATGTTAGCAGGGACCTTTCGATATCGTGTGTACTCGTACGAATATACACCAGGTTTAACCTCTGTCTCTTCAATACCGCGAACTAAGATATCAATTGTCGTCCTCATGCTACTCTCCTATATTCCATTTTGAAATTAGCCGCCTGTACGTCCTGTAGAGCCTGGATTTCCTGATGCAGGGCTAGCTGCTGCAGCTTCGTCAGCGTCTGAATGTTTAGACAAGTATTTGTCACCAGGTTTGTCTTGTTTTTCAACCCAGTTAGGTTTTGTCTTAAGGGCATCTTTACGGAATTTAAGCATATCTTCGTTAGTTGCTTCAGCGTCTGTAACTGTTACAAAGATGAAGGCACGTGGGATCATGATAGCACCTGAAAGGCGTGCTTCCATAAGGTATTTCATTTGGTTAAAGTCGATATCGAAATCGTCGAATGTTACGACTTGTCCACCTTGAGATTGACCGAATACGTAGTCATTCAAGTTACCAATCAAGAATTTACCTTGAGGCATATCACGGAATTCGATAACTTCAGAACATCCGAAGTAAGATGCAAGGTCTGAGTTAGTTGCAAGACGATTGCCATCGCTTGATGCGCCATACAAGTAACGACCGTTCTTATCTTTAAGAGTTTTAAGTTTAGAAAGGTCGAATGGGTTGATGATAAGTGATGGAGAACCAGAACCTTGGTAACCAGGAAGAGTCTTGATTACATCATCAACAACTGACATCCAGTTTTGTGAAGTGAGTTTGATTGTGAAGAAATCATCATCTTTAGTGATTGGACGAATATGTTCTTCGTTGATTTTCTCTTTGTTTGGTTTACCACTAACAATAGCTTCACGACCATCACCAAAGATAGCAGCACGTACGAGCTCTTCTTTGAACTTGATTGATTGTACTTGTTTCAAGAATGAAACTGCATCAATACCGTTTTCGCGAATATCGATTACGTCATCACGGTCAATTGCTGTTTTGTGGATGACAGTTTGTGGTGTAGTTGTACGATAGTACAAGCTGATAAGGCGTTGATTAAGTTTTTCATTACCTTTGATGTAACCACGAGCACGAGCTTGTTCTTCTGTCAAGTCAGCATAAATGTTTTTAACATTTGGTGAAGATACAGCACTGAATTTGTTGAGGATTGTTTCAACGTTTTTAGCGTTAGGATTGTAAGCTTGAATACCTTTTTGCAATTGTGCTGCTGGGAACAAGATATCAATGTTAGAGATACCGTGTTGCAAGAATTCACCAGATGAATCTACACCAGCCAAGGCTGCTTTAATTGAGCCTGTACCAAGAGCTGCTGCTTCACGCACAGCTACATCAGCAAGTTGTGCAGCATGTGTCAAAGTGTCTTGTTCTTCAATTCCATTTTGATTGAAATGATTTTGTTTCATGTCTACTCCTGAATGTTCAATTTCTTCTTCGTCTGTGTCGGCTTCTTCATTAGACTCCTCTTCAGACTCGTCTTCAGACTCTTCGAGTTCTTCAACTTCTTCATCTTCATCGTCTACTGGTTCGAAGTCATCTAGGCTAGAGTTAGCCAATTCATCTTCTTCGATTTCACCAGCAACAGATTGAATGATATTGATCGCCATAGCTTGTTCATCACTAAGAGTTTCGATAACCTCAGCATCTTGAGGTGTGAGCGATTCTACACCATTCTCAAGCATATTAGTGACTACTTCGGCTTGGTCTTCTGTGAGAGTATCAATTACTTCTCCAATAGTCGCCATTTGTTTCTCCTCCGAGTTGGAATGTTTCAACAAGTCTTGAGTCAGACCTGTAGTGATGAAAATCTCATCGCCGACTTGTCCGTCACCGTGAGTAAGAACCTCTTCGATGACAGCACCAGGATTTGCGCCCTTGAGTACTAGTGACACTTCATAGATTTCTCCATGAATTACGTCTTGTCCACTCTTTTGGATTTTACGAGCGCCAATTGACATTTGGTTCACGTCTCCGTGTCGCAAAAGTTCTTTGGCATCCTGACCACGTTCTGTTTCATTGAGATACCCATAACCGTATACACCTTGGTCATTTGAATGAAGAAGGATATATCCGATTGTATCTCCTGGTTGAGAGTAAGAATGTTGCCAAACCAATGGCACTTTTTCCCCAGACAATCCAGAGAAGGCACCATGACGGATTGTTACACCGTCTGAACATTTGAGGTCATTCTTCGTAACCCAACCAGCGAAATCGTAATTTTGTGGTTTCATTTGATACCTCTGATAATGTTGTGTTTACGTTTAAGATACTTAGCATTCATCTTAGTATCCATCTTGTAGTAACGTCCTGCAAGATTACCTTTGTTGGTCGCTACAATCTTATAGAATTCGTAAGTTCTATCTGGTGAAGTTTTAGAAAATGTTGTAATATCCAGACTTTTCAGCTTGGGATTTGAAATCTTTATCTTTCTCAAATCTACGCATTAGTTTGTAGTCTGCACGTTCTCTCTTCTTAGAGAGTTTGTTCATCTTCTTGCTAAATTGTTTCTGTTGAGGAGAGACACTAGATTTCTTTCTAAACCCCCACTTCATACCTAAAACACCAGAATGACTTAATTCATTTTGATTTTTTTTTAGAAACAGTAGATATAGCGGCTTGATAATCGAAAGTCGCAGATTGTTGGATATTGTTCTTACGCTTCTTACGCTTGTAGTAAGACTCGTTTTCATTTTCCAAATCTCGAGTACGAGCAGAGTTACGACGACGAACAGACTCACTAGCATTCTTACCAGATTCGTACATGTTCTCCATCTTACGAGTGTTGTTCTCTTCGAGTTTAGAACCTTTATTTCGAGAACCAATTCGTTTGTTCTCTGCTTCAAGGTCTTTAACACGTTGATTCCACTCGTTATACTGCTTAGAATTCTTACGACGCTCGTCAGGTGATTTAGACATATGGTCTTTCATCTTACCCTTGTATTTACGAATAAGTGCATCATTACCAGACTTCATGTCACCATTACGGAATTTCTTACGAGTGTTTTCACCGATAGCATCACGAGAACGGTTCTTATCAGATTTCTGTTTAGCTTTAATATTTCTACGTGTTTCGTTACGTTTGATTTTAGCTACAGACTCTTCAGCTTTCTTACGTGTCTTGTTACGATTTTCGCGTTTATCCATAGCTTTACCACGAGCGTTGTCAATCTTACGCATTTTATCTTTTTCAGATTTAGTTGCTTTACGATTGCGTTTCTCGCGTTTGTCCATAGCTTTACCACGTTTTTCATCGAGCTTCTGAGATTCAGTTTTCTTATACTTACCTTGACCGTAACGTTTATCAAGTTTGTCTTGAATACGTGCTACAAGTTTCTTATCGATTTTACGCTTCTTATATCCAGCAGAAGCCATAGCTTTATCGCCAGATTTCTTACCAAGAGTACCAGTTGTTGTTTTAGAAGTAGTAGGAAATACAGTCTTCTTAGCAACTCGGATAAGATTACTTGCTGTCTTAGAAACAGCTTTAGCTGTAGGGCGAACCATATTGGATGCTGTTTTGGCTGCTGAATTTACAGTCTTCTCAGACTTCTTGTACAAGTCACCAAACATGTCCATAACAGAACGTCCAGCACGACGAGCTTCGCTTACACGACGTTTAGCCTCTTCAGACCATTTACCGCCATGAAGGAGAATCTCGTTGTTAGGGTCAATATCTCTTACTGACCATTCTTGTTTCTCCATTATTACCTCCTAATAGGATTACCTGCTTCATCAACAGGATTACCTTGATAGTCTACAAAGTTACCGTTCTCATCTTGATAGACATACTGACTAGGGTCATCTTCACCTATTGCATTAGGGTCAGCTCCTTGTCCAGCAGTCGCAAGACCACCCATTTGGTTACCATCCGCAATATTACGGTTGTAAAGCTGGTCAGCCAATGGGTTAGGGTGAGGTTCTTTACCAATAAATTGACGAATCTCATTAGGTGTAAGAATTGCATTACGAGAGAACAAGTCTGCAGTATTGGCAAGTTGTTCAATAGGAAGAATCTTAAATGGGTCACGATAGAACTGAACAATTTGTCCTTGAGTACGAGCAGTTTTACTAATAAAAGCAACATTGACTGCATCTACAATGGCTTGTAGAATTGGATCAATTACTCGGTTGTAATAAAGGTTAAGCTCTGCCCCAGATTGAGTACCATTGATAATGTTCTCAGTGATGCCAATTTGGTTGTAGAAATCTTGCTTAAGTTTATTAATATCTTCAAGTGTATTGTTCTGTATATTACCGCCAGTTGGAATGAATTTCTCATTGTTGTCCAATGTAGCCAAACCATAAGTAGATTTACTCATTTCAGCTTCCAACTGTTTACGACGTCTATCCGCTTGCTTCTGATGATAATCAGAGTTTGTCTGATAAGGAAATTGGATAAAACCATTAATCTTACCAGCCGCAGCATTTCTGTCTTCAGAATTCATCAAGTTAATCTTTTGTTTCAAGAGTTGAAGTGTTTGGTTACTATCTTGTAGAATACCACTAAGTGGAGACTCGATAATAGCCACATCCTCTTTCTTGAGAGATTGTTCGAATTCCAATCCAGTGTCTTCGTTGTAATATCGCACCTTGACGCAGTCAGTAAACCATTGTGTGATTTTACCTACACGAACTGACTCAACATCGAAAGTCTTTTCACCATCCATGATTTTATCAGTGACAGTTGGGACGATAGCGATAACACCTTCATCTAGTAGAGACCACACCAAATCAATAATGAATGCTCTTCCAGTTTGGTCAATATTCGCCTTGTAAGTAAGACAATCAATCAAACCAGATTTAATTTCATTTTGATTTTTTGTAAGTGCGTCAATCTTCAAGTGTTTGAACTCAACTGTAGATGCATCAATAGCAATACGGTTGATAATAGATTTAATCAAATCACTACCATAAGAGGTGTTCATTGATTGAATGTACGAAGGAGAATGATATGTCGAAATCGATTGCCAATTGGAACCAGGTTCGACTGTGAAACTACCATTACCCATCGCGTTCGCAGACTCGTACGTTTTGTACGAATGTAGCAAAGTCGACATATGTTCACCTTTCTACATAAACATCTCTCTATTACGAGTCATCGCAACCCAGGCATCCATAAGAGCAGCCACGTTATCGATTTTCTCATCAGAGCGACGCTTATCTAATTTGTAGTTACCATTGTTATCCTGTAATGCTACAGAATTACCCATGGCGAATTTCATCAGCTCTTCGTCGAATATCAACATACGAGCCTCTGCAAGTGCTTTGATTTCACCCAACGGTACAGACTCAGTTTTAACACCTTGTCGTACTGTCTCAACACCATACTCACCGTTTTCCATACACCAACGGTCAACGAAAGCTCCAGCGTTGTAAGGGTCAAAACCGAATGACAGAACAGCCCAATCATGCTCATGAATGTAATCACGAACATCTTCGTATACTGCCACCCAATCCAAGAGAGAACCAGGCATGATTACCAAAGTCCCTTCTTGTTGTAATTCGTCGTATTTGTATCTTGTAGCGGAAGGGAGTTTACGATATTTAGACTCAGATACATAAGACCTTGTCTTGATACCAAATCTCTCTCCACCCAAAGGAAATACCCAAGTAAATGCCCAGAAGTCATCCCCTTGCGATGCGTCCATACCCATAGAACATGGCAGTTTGTCATAGTTCTGATAAGCGTGCTTTTGGATTTCATCGTAAGTAAAGAAGTAAGTATAACCTTCAACGGGAATACCAAAACGCTTAGCAAGAATATCATTCCTTGTAGCAGGGTTGGCTTCAGCACGTTTAACGTCACGCATATAAGCGTCGTAGGATACAGTTACTCCGATATTAGGACTGGCTTTAATCCAGGCAGAAGGGTCGTTCACTTCGTTCAAGTCATCTAGACGATAATACCAGATTGATGTATGAGGGTCTTCGTATTCACCTCGTAGGATTTTCAATAATTCCATTTTGATTGAGTCACCTACGGAGTCACGAACGGTACCCTCAGAGGATACTGCCAGGATAATGTAATCATCTACACCACCCTTGGCTGCTGATTGTTCTAGTGCACCGATAACGTCCTCTTTAACGTCACCAGAGAGCCACTCATCGACAGTAGCATACTTAGCACGAGAACCTTGCAGTTTATCAATACGCATTGGTCTGATTTCGACGTACGAATTGGTAATCTTATTCTCAATACCCTTCTTAGTTGATGCCAACTTAGCTTGTGTATACTGTGAGCGTGACTTGTTAGAACCATCAGTCAATACAGAAAACAACGGACCACGAGACTTGGCAATAGCTGTTGAGAAAGGCATCATAACCTCTTCCGCTTGAGCCATTGTAGGAGCCGTTGTGATTTGTTGTGTTGTCTTTGTATCAGTTAATAGACCATATGCTTGGATAGTTGTCTCGTAAAGTGATTTTGAATTACCACGAGCGATAATCAAATACTGTTTATTACGAAGACGTCGCTTCTTGCGGACTGTAATTCGACGACCAGTAGCTGGGTCGATTGTGTCTTCCTCCGAATAGTAGTACCATGATAATAAGTCTTCAGCCCACATCTTAAATGTAGGGAGAAGGGTCAAATCGGTACCATCAGTTAGAGTTAGTTCAGCTTCGCAGAAACGAACATACCCATCAATGGCGTTTGGGTCGTAGAAATACTCAGGATTAGCGATGTCATCATCAATCCTGTTCATTTGGAGTGAGATGTTCTCGCATACTCTAGTCTCGCCTCTTAGAACTGAGTCGCGAAACTCGCCATAATATTTCGGGACCATAGTATTAGATAACATAAGTTACTCCGTTAATTACCATTGGCTTTCTTGTTGAAGTCGCTATAGAATTTAGCAGCGCCTTTAAGCATATCGTTACTAGATTTGAGACTTTCATACACGTCTCTGTCTTGTTTGTAACGTTTGATATTCTTAGGATTACCACTGTATGATTTGGCATCCTTATCGTATGAAACACCGTAGGCTTCAGGTCTAACACCATTACGATAGAACATCTTTTCCAAACCATAATCGGCTGCGACTTCCATACCAACAAGAGCGGCAGTTGTAAGAATTTTCTTACGACGTTTTTTCTTAGCTTGTTCAGCTTTCGCACGTTCTCGTTGTGGAGAATATACCAAGGACTCGAATTCGCGTTCAGCTTTAATACGTTCGTTACGGGCTTTAATTGCTCTAGTACTCATACGGTCACGATGTTCGTACTCGTATATAAACTGGTCTTCACGCATTCGGTCGTTAACTTTCTTAACATTACGTTTACGACGAGGGTCTTGGTGTTGCTGTGCGGCGATTTGGTCGTTAGGGTCTTTCTTGCGGAACTTGCGTAGAATACCACCTGTTTTAGGATTACGCATTGCTCCTGAAGAACCACTAAAACGACCTTTACGTCTACCCCATTTCATACCCAGGATACCATAATGTAGAAGGTCGTCCTGAGATTGTTGTTGAGCAGAAATGAGGACTTCGTTGATAGAGTTAGTTTTCACCATTCTCCACCTCCATTCTAATCCTCCATAATAAATGCTCAAGCGATTTTTCTAAGATTGATTGTTGCTGTGATGGCGGTGGGTCAAACATCAACATGATATATTGGACAACATACTGTTTACCTGTTTCCAATAGATTTTCATTGTCAACATCTTCCCATTCCATTTTGACGTCTTTGTCCCAATCACCAGTCCACTCAGGTTGTTCCATTACCAAACCATTTTGTTTAAGTGTAAGGAACGCAGTTGAGATTAGTGACTCGAGAGAGAAGACGTACTGACCATCAACAACCAAATCTTTTGTCAACGATGGGGCTCGTTCGACAACATCTTGTAAAATAGATGACATTTAATTACCCCATAGAATTGTATCGCCTGGTGTTCTTTCGACATACTCTTCCTTCTTCGGTTTACCGTAGTGAATGAGATTGTGTGTCGCAATAGAACAACAGATTAGGTTGTCTTTATCGAAGAGTTTCTCGACATTCCAATTCTCGATATCCTCCTCGTATAAAGGGTTAATATGGTGAACGATAATAGGTCCTTCGATTGGTAATCCTAAGATGCCAAGGTCGCAACCTAAATCTCGTTCGATGACTTCATCTCGCACGCGCATCCATTCACGCGACTTGTAGAAACGATTAGACATGTGACGTGGAGAAGTAGCGTTACCATCTAATAACATTAGATATTCTAGTCTAGCATTCCAGTCTTCCTGTTTGAGGGCTAGTTCTGCTGACCTAACCTTCCATGAATTCTCCTTCAAGCCAATCGTCTCCTTCTTCCTTGTCGTGTGAAGGTAAATATCCAGCGAAAGCACGCATTGCCTCCGTGTACGCCTCGTTAGACTTACGTTCAGAGTTGATAGCTTCAGTTTTAGCCTGGAGCATTTCATTCTGTAGTCTTAAGTTTTCTTCTTTTAGTTGATTAGTAGGGGAAGCACGATTTAACCAAAACACAATTTCGGCTGAACTGGCTTCACCATTACGGAGACGCTCTTCGGATACTTGCATTGCGAGTGCTTGCATCTTCTTGTCATATTGTTCAGGGGTCCGTCCCTGGAATTTTGGTTGTAGTGTTTCATCCATACTCTAGCTCCTAATCAGCGTCAGCTTCCTTGCTTGCAAGATAGACTTGTTCTACAGAGAATTCTGAGTTAGCAACAAAACCACCTTGTAGGAGTTCGATGAATTTACCATCAGCAGTTTCACGACCTTTGAACTGTGTACCTTCAGGAAGTACATCCTCACTTGTTGTGTCGTCTACTGGTGCTTTACGTACAATTACACCTGCTGGTGCAATCACTTTATAGTGATTATACATGGGTTTCTCCTTACTTTTAGTATAGTTTTTGAGACATACCTATCTCAACCACACACACTAGCCGTACCAACGACATAGAACCAGCATAATAAAACCCAAATTTAACTCAGAAGGAATGAAACGTACGGAGAAAGGATGAAACCCGCATTGTTTTTTAACACAGTATTGCTTACATAGTGTGTTTAGACCTGTAAATATGGCTAGTGTGCATGACTGAAATAGGTATAGACCTAAAATCAGTTTTCAAATTTTTGCAACGGGGAAATTTTCGAGAG